ACGGTGACGAACTTGGGCGGCGCAATCGGGCCAAGGGCTGCGGATTGAATCGCGGTTACGGCAGCTTTGGCGCTGTCGGCTCTGTCTCTTTTGGGTGTTGGTTTCATAGGTGTTACCAATAAAAAAGGACTGAATCAGCGGTTTGGGCCGTTTCAGTTCCTAGTGATTCCAATGGTGGTTTGCGTCCATAGGCACACCACGAACGTCACAGCCAGCACTTGATGCTTTGCCCATGCTAACGGCAGTCTTTCGACTGTGGCACGGCTTGCACTTCACAGACAGGTTCTCGCGGCTGTTGTCGTCAGAGTAATCGGCGCGGCTATCGACTAGGTGATCCACCTCTGTTGCGGGTGTCACATAGCCCATGGCTGCGCAGTCCTCACACAGCGGGCGCTCTGCCAGTACCTCAGCACGCAGACGCCGCCATGCCGCATTGGCAAGGGGCATCGTGCGGCGCTTGGGCTTATAGCTCACTTGGGTTTTGCCTAGGTGGTACATCGTCCACGCCCTTAATCGTTGGCAGATTTTCAAGGCGGCGGGCCTCGCTTCTCAGCATCCATCCGTCAGTAATGGCACGCTCATAGAACTGGGCGCGGGTCAGGCTATCGCCTCTTAGCAGCCCCTCCACGTTATGCTCTACAAAGAACCGGGCCGGGTCATTGATGAGCACACGATTAATGGCCTGTTCCCATGCGACCAGGTGCCGGCGCAGTGTGTTGGTGACAAAGAACCGGGCCAGCTCCACCACGTTGGAATAGTTGGCTGCTTCCATGTCACCAATCATCACAGGCGGCACGCGGAATAATCGGGCCGTTTCAACCACACTCATTCGACGGGCGGCGATCCAATCGGCATCTTCCAGGGTCATGCTCACGGTCTTAAACTGGCCACCTTGAGGCAGCACAGCCGTTTTGCCGTGGTTTCCGACACCGGCCTGCCCACTTGCCCACGAATCGCGGATTTGGGCGGCCTGCTCTTTGGTGGTGCCGGGTGGCATTTCGATCACGCCGGATAGCTTGGTACCCTGCTCGAACATTTTGGCACCATGGGTGCGCTCTGCCAGGGCTAATCCAATGGTGTCTCGGGCTACCTGAATCGGTGAACGTCCGATAATTCCATCATCAGAGTGGTATCGGATATGCAGCACTTCGTCGCCCAATAGGCGCTTGGTATTGCCTCCATCGTCTACCACGTCATAAAGCAACTTCCCTTTGGCCGTTTTCAGAATCGTTACGCGGTCAGGGTGCAGTGGAAGCAATGCTTCGGGTCTGCCAGCACCATCACGCACTATCTCGGCGTACCCGTTGCCACGCAGCAGCAAATGGCGTTGCAGTTGCTCCCGAAACTCTAGCGCAGTCTGGTAATCGTTGGGCGCGTCATGCAGCAGCCGGTACAGGGGTTCGCCGGTCGCCTTTTCGCGGCCTGTTTCGGTCTTCTCGTACAGGTTCAGCGGCAGACTGCCCACGGTTTCGCTGATAGCGGCCACACACGCATAAACGGCGCTGATTGATTCGGCGCTTTCAGTGGTGACCGATACGCCGGCAGACTCGGCAGCAGCAGCCAGTGAGCTGTAATAGGTATCGAACGCGGGCGTATTGTTGCGCTGTTCTCGCTTAAACGGCCATTTCATCGGCACGCCTCCAGGTACAGCCGGGCCAACGTCAGGCCAGGCGGTTGCTTGCCTCGCACTTGCACGGTGGTCGTGTCATAGGCCGGATCGGCGGTGATGGTGATCTCGAATAAGTCCACATCGGTTAAGTGGCGGGTTTCGCCTTCCCATTGTTCGCCCTGGGCAATGAAGCCAAACGAACAGCCGGCAACGTCACCACGGTCCACCAGAACGGGCAGATCACGGCCTAACTGCGTGTCAGGCAGGTCTATCTCGAAAGCCAGCCCCTGGGCATCCTCAGACAGCCGTAGGCTACCGGATCCCATTCTGCCCAATAGGCTGCGGCTGTCGTGTTCGTAAATGGCGCGAATTTTGGTTGCTGAATCACTGGCCAGCGTGCGCTTGAAAGCACCAGGCCGGATGATTTCGGAAAATCCGCCTAACTGTGTCGCCTCGCCAAAGCGGGCCGCGTACCCGTATAGGGTGCGGCCTTTGCTTGTGACGACGCTTTCAAGGGCTCGCCGCTCCATGATTACGCTCCGCTGGCTTTCACGAATGCTGCGGCATGGCGCAGTGCCACATCGCAGGTGGCCATGGCGCGAACTTGGATACCGCCGCGGCTGTAGGCGGGTTCGGCGTATGGGTTTACCAGAATGTCAATTTCGCTCCAGATGCCAAGCATTACCTGGCTGAAATCGCCGTACAGCAGCGTATCGGCTGGCATTTGGTTAGTAGATTCGTAGGGCTTGCCGTCGATCATGCCGGCGTCTGCCAGGAATCCAGAACCGGAGCCGGTAACCTTCTCAGTGCTGGCCAATGTGGTGCGAACACCAGGCGCAGACAAAAAGCGGGTGCCTTCCAGGTTGGCCAGTTCCAGCTTTTCGGATAGCTCCAGAACTTCGGCCCATGTGGTAGGCATCAGCGCGGATTGAATGCCGGCGTTCTGCAAAATACCTTGGGGCTCACCAGCCAGACCGGAACCGTTCAGAATGGCGTTGTCGATCTGTTGCGCAATCAGGAATGTAAGGTCGTCGCGTACCAGCTGCTCGATACCGGGGCTGGATTGCTGGATTAGCTGGCGACTCATTTCTGTTTTGCCGCCTGTGTGCTTCGGCGTCATGGTCACAGAATCGAACGCCATGTTTGATTCAGGAACAGCGCCGCCTTCCGTTACCCAGCCAAGGCTCATACCGCTACCGGATTTCGGAATTGATACGTTGCCTTGCAGGCCGGTTAAAACACGCACGCCTAATTGACGGGCCAACAGCTTGTTGCGCAGGGCGCCAATGTAATCAGCGGGGCGGTGTTGGGTACCTACCAGCTCGGATGCGCTTGTGGTGTCGTTGGCGCGCTGTTCCAGGGCTTGCATTGGAATGAATACACCTTCGGCTTTGCGGCCACTGCGGCGCTCGGCTTCCTGGGCATACTCACGTTCTAGTCCGTCGAGGCTGCGGCCTTCCATTTGGGCGCGGATCACCTTCACCACGGACACACCAGCGGCCAGCTTGTCGTAATCGCCGGTCGCATTGTCCGAAACGGTCACGGCATGGCTGCGGCGTTCGGTGTCTGCCAGGTATTCGGCACGCTCGATTTGCTTCGAGAAGGCGCGTTCTTCGGCTTTCAGGGTGTCGAATTGCTTTGATTCATCGGCGGAAAGGTTGCGGGTTTCTTTGCCGGCAGCGTCAACCAAGGCTTTCATGGCTTCGACTTTGGCGGCGCGTTGTTCACGTAGGGCGGATAATTTCATTTTGTCACCTAATAGCTGTTTGTTTGTAGAAAGCGCTTTCGTAATAGGCTCACGCTATCATATTGCTGTTTATTTGTACAGTTATCTGAATTTCAGACACAAAAAAACCCGCCGATTAGGGCGGGCTTGTAAGTCATGGCTTACGCGCTTGTGCGCTGCGGCTTACGTTTGGCGCTGCCAGCTTGGGCCATTTTTGGCAATATGGATTGCTTCTTCGAGTGTTCCAACCATGCCCCAACCTGTCGGGCGATCCCATGCGCCACCGTCCAGGCAACGAACGTCATACCGCACGCCGTCGGGGAAATGTTTCAGCCAGCCGGCGTGTTGTGCGTCTTGCTTGGCGTCCCATTCGGCGCGAGTGCCAGGCTCAATCGTGCCGGCCTTGATATAGCCAGCCATTCGGCGCAGAAAGGCGTCGTATGATTCTCTCGGGCTGTCGTCGGTGACGATGTAGGGGCGATTAAACCACTCACGATGTGAGTCTGGGCGCTCGCTGTTGTCGCACTGGTCAAAGTGCGGCGGTAACACTGGATTGACTGGCACGCCGTCCACTACTTCCGGCACCTTGCCGGTTATATAATCTGCATGTATGTCGATGATGCCGTAGTCGCATTCGTCGCACTGGTATTCGGTGCGGCTGATATACAGGTAAGCGGTCACGGATCGGCCACAGGTCGGACAATCAAAGCCGGCTGTTGATGCGTCTATCAGTTCGTTCTCCTGGCTGGTCACGGTTTGCGGCTCCGGTAGTGCTTCCAGCAGGTCAGAAAGTAGCTCCCGGGCGGCTAAAATATCCTCCGGGCCTGCAACGAATATCAGCTGTTCGAGAGCCTGCTCAATTTGGCCGGCGATTTCTTTATGCCGTAAGCCCTCAGCCAGTGCGCTGGTAATGTCTCCGGCTTGGTACCGGCGGCGGCTGTCGGGTGTGCCTGGCAATCTGGTTATGTTGCTCATTGCTGCGGCTCCTGAATGGCCTGGGCCAGTTCTTCGGTTTGCTGCTTCTTCAATTCTCTGTCAGCCCACTTTAACGACTGATCCCGCGCCACTTTGCCGGCGCTGATTACTTCACCAGTTCTCTGCCTGAATGCTTTAACGGCATCTTCCAGCTTGTCGCGGTCTTCCTGGGTAATGTGAATCGTCAGGCTTTTCTTCACTTTCGTTGTGGTCATGCTTGCGCCCCTGTCAGTATCTTATAGACAAGGTATATCTTGTAAGGTTGTGGGTCAACTTGTTTTTTGCTTGTGTGCAGGTGGGTTGCTCCCAAACTTTCGGGAGTGCTCACGGGCGCGTGTGCGATGGGCAGCGTTCTGTTTTCACTGCTGCTTGTCTGCAGTGAGCTCACAGGCGCGTGTGCAGTGTTACGGATTGCTACTTCGTCGGGCGTTGATGGTGCGGCTAGCTGGTAGAGGATTGATGAATTCAAATTCGCCAAATTGGTGAATTCTGACCCGAACCTTTCAGCACTGCCTGGGTATCGTTTGCTTGAACGGCACGGCTCAATCTGAAAAGGGTCTGAATGGCTCAATATCTGATAAGGCTTTTACACAACTTGCACAAGCTAACTATTTTCCAATGGCTCAATATCGAATGTGGTTTTTATGCAGATTGTGCAAAGGGTCGGCTACTTCACTAGCAAAGAAATGCTTAAATTTCGCTTTCGACCGCCGATGCTCAGGCAAGGGTAATCAAGGGATTTAAGGATAAGGATTAAGGACAGAACAGAGTCATGCCAACGGGGTTCTTAGTATTAGCCACAGAGGTAGTCAAAAAAACAGCTCTGTAGCCCTCTGATAGCGCGGGTCTACGCCTCAAAACACTAATGCACACAGGGAGCGTCAAAGTTGCTCGATTTCGAGGGTCAA